TGAAGCTATCGACTTAATATTAAAATACAAATGAAAATTCTAATAACAGGTGCATCAGGTTTTTTAGGTAAGCATTTAGTTGCGAGGTTGGGTTTTAAGCATGACTTGCTAACTCCTTCTTCTGAAGAATTAGACGTTTCAAATTATCATGCTCTTGAAAAATATTTTGAGAGTAATGATTTTGGCGTTGTGATTCATCTTGCTGCTAGGTGCGGTGGCATTGGTGCTAACAGAAAAAACCCAGCAGTATTTTTTGAGAAGAATCTTCAAATGTCTTCTAACATACTCAAGCTTGCTAGCGAATACGAGCAAGTTAAAAAGATGATCACTTTGGGCTCTGTATGCTCATATCCTAAATTTACAGAAGTGCCATTCAAAGAAGAAAATATTTGGAATGGTTATCCTGAAGAAACAAATGCTCCTTACGGTATAGCAAAAAGAGCTTTAATGATGGGATGCCAATACTACAATCAACAGTATAATGATAATTTTGTTCACCTTATCCCTGTTAACATGTATGGAGAGTATGATCACTTTGATTTAGAAAACTCTCATGTCATTCCAGCGCTAATTCGCAAGATGCACGAAGCTAAAATGTCTGGAGCTTCTAGTGTTACTGTATGGGGTGATGGTTCAGCATCTAGAGAGTTTCTTTATGCAGGAGATTGCGCCGAAGCTATTGAGTTAGCATTAGAGTATTATAATTCTCCTGAACCAGTAAACATAGGAACAGGTCAAGAAATAACAATAAAAGAGTTGGTAGAAATAATAAAGAATGTAGTAGAATATAAAGGCGACATTATATATGATACAACAAAGCCAAATGGTCAGCCTCGCAGATGTTTAGATACTTCTAAGGCAGAGTCTCAGTTTTGCTTTCAAGCTAAAACTTCTTTTGATGAAGGATTAAGAAAAACTTATAATTGGTTTTTAAATCAACAATTATGAACGATACAGTCATAGTAACAGGTATAACAGGTCAAGATGGTAGTCACATGGTTGATTATCTGCTTGAGAATACAGATTATAACGTTGTTGGCACTGTCAGAAGACTCTCCGTACCTAATCATGAAAATATCGATCACATTAATAGCGAAAGATTTGAAAAAGTTTATTTTGATTTAACTGATAATGAATCTGTTCAAAATGTTGTTCAAAAATACAAGCCTAAATATTTCATTAATCTTGCAGCTCAAAGTTTTGTTGCTGCTAGTTGGGATATACCTGTTGCAACATGGAATGCTAATGCTACAGGCGTACTTCATATCTTAGAAGCTATACGAAAGTTCAGCCCTGAGACACGATTCTACAATGCTGGCACAAGTGAAGAATTTGGGGACGTTCAGTATTCACCTCAAGATGAAAATCATCCATTAAGGCCAAGGTCGCCATACGGAGCGGCTAAAGCTGCAGCAAGGCACCTTGTAAAGGTTTATAGAGATAGTTACGGAATTTATGCTGTGCAAGGTTGGTTATTTAATCACGAAGGAACTCGTCGAGGAGAAGAGTTCGTGACTCGTAAAATATCTAAAGGCGTAGCAAAAATACATCAAAGCCTAAATCAATCACAAAGGGTTCTGCCTATTACTTTAGGGAACCTTGAAGCAAAAAGAGATTGGAGTGATGCAGAAGATTTTATGGATGGAATCTGGAGAATGCTAAACCAAGATAAATACCGCCAAGACTGGAAAGGTAATAGTAGTGTTCGAGATTACGTTATATCTTCCGGGGAAACCCACACCATCAGAGAATTCATAGAGGAAGCTTTTAAATGTATCAATATGGATAGTAACTGTATACGTTGGGAAGGTAAAGGTACAGATGAAATATTATATTTCATGGATGATGTCAGTTACATTACGGCAGTTGTCAAAACAAAACTGGTAACAATCAATAAAGATTTTTACAGGCCTGCTGAAGTTGAGCTATTATTAGGCTCTCATGATAAAATCTCAAAAGAGCTAGGATGGAGACAAAAAAACTCTTTCAAGGACCTTGTGAAAAAAATGGTAGATCACGACATTTTTTTGCTTGAATCCAGTCTTGGATGAGTGTAATATATAAACCAAGCTAGAGACTGAACCTTATCTTGCCGATAAGGTTTTTTAATAATTTTTAAGGTTCTTTTCTCTCGCTTTTTGTGGAGTGTAAAATATCTTATCTAAAGCTATGATTTTCGAAGAACAAATTTCACGTAAACCGGACTATTACCCTTGGACAGAAGAATTTATGAGATCTATGTGGGAAGGCCACTGGACTGATAAAGAATTCTCTTTTTCCTCAGACATTCAAGATTTTCACGTTAAGCTCACTGATCAGGAGCGGCAAATTATTATTCGCACTCTTTCTGCTATTGCACAAATTGAAATCGCCGTAAAAACTTTTTGGGCTAAGATAGGGGATAATCTTCCTCATCCCTCTATTCGTGATTTGGGTTACGTCATGGCTAATATAGAAGTTATCCATAACAATGCGTACGAAAGACTTTTGAAGCTTCTTGATTTAGAGGAGGTTTTCGAAGAAAATATGAAGCTTGATTTTATCCAAGGTCGAGTGAAGTATCTCCGAAAATATACTCATAGATTTTACAAAGATTCTAAAAAGCAATTTGTTTATGCTTTGATTTTGTTTACTTTGTTTGTAGAGAATGCATCTCTATTTAGTCAATTTTACGTTATCAATTGGTTTGGTAAGAAAAATTTATTGAAAGATACTAATCAGCAAACAAAATACACAGCAAGAGAAGAAGATATTCATGCTAAGATTGGTATTAAGTTAGTCAATACTATTAAAGAAGAGCATCCTGAGCTTTTTGATGAAGATTTGGAGTCTAAGATTTTAGCAGAAGCTGAAGAAGCTTTTAAAGCGGAAGAAAAAATAATCGACTGGATAGTCAATGGCATCCAAAAAGATTTGATGTCTGCAGCTATTTTAAAAGAGTTTGTCAAAAGTAGAATAAATGAATCTCTTGATCAAATTGGGTTCAAGAAAATTTTTGATATTGACCAAGACCTCATTTCTCGTACAACTTGGTTCGACGAAGAAGTGTTAGGAAACATGATGACAGACTTTTTTGCGTCTCGCCCAACAGAATATTCTAAATCAAATAAAAGTTTCAGCGAAGAGGACCTATTTTAATATGGAAAAATTTTACTGGTTGAATGAGGATTCGAGAACTTTCCTCAAAAGAGGCTACCTTAAAGAAGGGCAAACCGCAGAAGATAGAATAAAAGACATATCAGACAATGCTGAAAAAATCTTAAATATCAAAGGTTTTTCTGATAAGTTTTATAATTATATGAGCAAGGGGTTTTATTCTCTTGCTACTCCTGTGTGGACTAACTTTGGGAATCACAGGGGGTTACCTGTTTCTTGTTTTAATTCTCATGTTAGCGATACTATGGAGTCTATACTTTATAAGGCTGCAGAAGTAGGCATGATGAGTAAAATGGGTGGCGGTACTTCAGGATACTTTGGCGATCTCAGACATAGAGGGTCGGCTATTAGCGTAGGAGGAGAATCAAGTGGGCCAGTTCATTTTTTGGAAATATTTGATAAAATTTCTGAAGTTGTTAGTCAAGGAAGTGCACGTAGAGGTAGTTTTGCTGCTTACTTACCGGTAGAACATCCTGATGTAGAAGAATTCTTAAAAATACGAGGCAATGGCCACCCTATCCAAAGCTTAAGCATAGCTGTAACGATAACGGATGATTGGATGAACTCAATGCTCGATGGTGATTCCAAGAAAAGAAGCATTTGGGGTAAAATCATACGTAAAAGATTTGAAACTGGCTATCCATATATCACTTTTATTGATAACGTAAATAATAATAATCCTCAAGTTTATAAAGATAAAGGTTTAAAAGTTAAATCTCAGAATTTATGCAACGAAATCACTTTAGCTTCAGACTGCAAAAATTCTTTTGTTTGCGTTTTATCTTCTCTTAACTTGGTTCACTGGGATGCTATAGCTAAAACTGACGCAGTGGAGACTCTTGTATATTTTCTTGATGCGGTAAATGAAGAGTTTGTTCAAAAAACTAAGAACTTACCATTTATGCATCATCCTCATACTTTTGCCAAGAATCATAGGGCACTGGGTCTTGGGGTTTTAGGGTGGCATTCTTTATTACAATCTAAAATGATAGGTTTTGAAACAATGGAGGCCAAAATGTTGAATAATAATATATTCAAAACAATTAGAAAAAAGTGCGATAAAGCTACATCAGATTTAGCTGAAATTTGCGGAGAAGCCCCTATTTTAAAAGGTTATGGAAGACGGAATACTCACACAATAGCTATTGCCCCAACAACTTCTAGTTCTTTTATTCTCGGGCAAGTTTCTCCTTCCATTGAACCATTAAATTCTAATTATTTTGTCAAAGACTTAGCTAAAGGTAAATTTACTTATAAGAACCCGTATCTTAAAGATCTTCTTGTCTCCAAGAAAAAAGACACAAATGAAGTATGGAAGTCTATATTGGTAAAAGGGGGGTCTGTGCAACACTTATCTTTTTTAGATTCACATGAAAAAGATGTTTTCAAAACTTTTGGTGAAATCTCTCAAAAAGAAATTGTGATTCAGGCGTCTGCTCGCCAAAAACAAATCGATCAAGGCCAATCTTTAAATATAATGGTTCCTCTTGAGGCTAGTCCAAAAGAGGTAAGCGACTTACTGATCGAAGGCTGGAGGCTAGGTATAAAAGGTTTTTATTATCAACGTAGTGCAAATCCAGCTCAAGAGTTATCAAGAAGCATTTTAACGTGTTCTTCTTGTGAAGCTTAATGATGAATTTTTTTTATATAGTAACCCCTTGCTCAAGGGTAGATAATCTAAAAATTCTTCACAATTCAATAATCACTACCTTAGGTAGTGATTTTTTATGGTTTATTGTTGGCGATTTATCAGGATCGAATATTGATCAAAGCATTTTATCTTGCCCAAAAACTCAAATCATACAAACTGAGAATTCTACGTTTGGCAATGTTCAAAGAAACGCTGGTGTAGAAAAAATCAAACTTCAAAATAAAAAAGATTACTGGGTCCATTTTCTTGATGACGATAATATTCTTCACCCTGAATTAAACAAGCATTTCGATTTGTTTTCTTCAGATTTTGATGTTGCGGTAGTATCTCAATGTTTAAAAACTGGCCACCCAAGAAGAATACAATTTGAGGATTATAAAAACATGGAAGCCTCAAAGGAAAATATGAAATCAGGAAAAATTGATATGGCTCAAATTTTCTTTCGATCATCTTGCATTCAGGATGTACACTTTAAGGAGAATGCTTATAATGCAGATGGCGTACTTGCAGAATATTTATACAAAAAAAACTATAAATTCAACTTTATAAAAAAGTATTTATGTTATTATAATTATTTAAGCAATCATATTATTTATTAATGAAAGCTATTATTGTTGGATGCGGGATCTCAGGAGCCACTGCAGCTTTTCTCCTCAAAAGAAAAGGTTACGATGTTGAGGTTTTTGAAACGAGGCCTCATATAGCAGGCAATTGCTACGATGAAATTCAAAATGGAGTAGTCATACATAAGTATGGCGCTCATGTTTTTCATACTAATATAGATAAAGTATGGAATTTTGTTAATCAATTTGCGCATTTCAATACTTTTTGCCCTATTGTTTATGCCGATACGAAAAAAGGTATAATACCTATTCCATTTGATGATAGAGGCAAAGATATCATAGGCCCTCAAACTCCAGACGACATTGTAGATTTAATTTTCAGAGACTACAGTGAAAAAATGTGGGGTAAAAAATGGGAAGATTTACCTGCAGAAATTACATCGAGAATACCTAGAATACGTGAAGGTATAAACCCATGCTACCATAAAGATAAGTATCACGGTGTACCAATAAATGGTTATGTGGATATGTTTACCAATATGCTTGATGGCATAAAAGTCCATATTGGATGCAATGATAATGATTGGAAAAAGAAAAAAGCAGATCTTTTTGTTTATACAGGTAAAATAGATCAATATTTTGATTATTGCTACGGTAGACTTGGATATAGATCTTTAATTTTTGATTGGGCTTCAAAACCAAAGCAAAAGTATTTTCAAGTTAATGAGTGCAATCAGGATAAAAAGTGGCTAAGAGAAATTGATCATTCGTTTTTTTACGATCAAAATGTTGAAAACACGATAACTCATAGAGAATATTCTTGTGAGCACGATGATACTAATGAGGCCTTTTATCCAGAAAATTACGGCGATAATCCTTTATTGTTAAAACAGTATAATAATTTAGTAAAACAAGAACATAATGTAATTTTCACAGGCCGCTTGGCTACATATAAATACATAGATCTCGATACAGCCATAGCGCAAACAATGATGAAATTAGATAGGTATTTTAATGGCAAAAAATCAAAATAAAGTCAGGTTATGTCTTTGGACTCACGTTCAAGATGAAGCTCATATCATAGAAAAAATGTTGCAATCTGCAGTAGATTATATTGATTATTGGGTTATTGTCGATAACGGTTCAATAGACGGCACACAACAAATAATCCAAGATTTTTTTGATAAACATGGCATTGATGGCAAATTATACCAAAATGAAAACGGATGGATAAATCCCGGTATAAACAGGCAGTATGCATGGGAGCGCCTTTGTGAAACGGATCATTTTTGCGATTACATTTTAAGAATAGATGCAGATGAAGCACTGCAGATAGATTATGATTTTGATTGGTCTTCCATCAAAGGTCATGACGCATATCAAATTATATATAAATCAGGCGGCGGAATCATCCCAAGAATGTGGCTATGGAATTCTAAATTGGATTGGTATTGGAAAAATGATTCGGCACATGAAACTATTCATTTAAAAGACGGTAGAGATCCTGAGCAGCCAGTATTGCCATACGGTTTTCGCCATATATCTACAGGTGAGGGCAAATCTTACTCTGACCCAATAAAATACATCAAAGATGTTTTGAAGTTAGAAATGCAGATTCACGAAAGGTTTAGAGATGGCGCAACTCAAAAGGACGAAATATACCATTTGTATTACTTATGTAGATCTTTCATTTACACAGGTATGGGAATGGATTGTGAATGGGCTTATAAGTTTTTTCCTTATGGTAAGTCTGGATTAGAAATGTTTTTGAAAAAGGGTGTTTATTATCACCAAGAGCTTATAAAAATTTTAGATCCTAATGCTCACGAATTATGGGTTTCATTGAGGAACCTTGGTCTTATCTATGAAAGATTAGGTGATCATAATAAAGCTTTAGAAAAATATGAAGAAGCTCATTCTGTCAGAAGTTGTAGGCCAGAGCCAATTTACAGGCTATATTCTTTGCACTCTTACCTTGGAAATATCGATAAACAAATCGAGTATGCCAAAAAGTTAAAAGCATGTAATTTTGACATGCTTAGCGATCCATATGATGTAGAACTGTATGCAATGTACAATATGAATGAAAATTTAAAGATTCAAATTGATGCTTTATTACAAGTTGAAGATGAGTTAACACCTATTACAAAAGAATATTAATCTACTTTTCTTGTTATATTTTTTTTAGTGTATAATACCTATAGAATATGGAAAAATTGGGTGTTAATGAATCTGCTAGATCAGGGCCAAAAAGCTCAGCTCAAACGCCAGCAAAACCAGAAGAAAAAAAGAAGGGTTCAAAAGTTAATCCTCCCGGTTCTGCTGGAACAAAGCCTGACGCTAAAGAAAAAGCCAAAAAAAATCTACAGAAAAAAGACAAAAAAACCTTAGTTGATAACTCTAAGGCTGAAATTACGTTTTCTGATAAAGTCACAAAGGCTTTAAAAAACAAAGTAGCCGAACATAACAAAAAATACTCTAAAAAAGTCTCCCTGACTCAACTAAAAAAAGTTTACCGCAGAGGTGCTGGCGCTTTTTCTTCTAGCCATAGACCGGGAAAATCAAGAGATCAGTGGGCCATGGCAAGAGTAAACATGTTTCTTAAAATGATGAGAGGCGGAAAAGTTAAAGAGGCATACAGAAAAGCTGATCAAGACGTAGCTAAGAGCAGCTACGATTTTTATAGCAATATTGATAAAGTCGGAGACTCAATGATAGATTTTGATCAGTTAGCTCCAGCTTTCTCTGAAGTGGACCTTTATAATGCCCAGCAATATTTAGACAAATTTTAAAAATGAATATTAAAGTAGATTTAAATAGCGCGATTGCCGCAGATAAACAAAATAAAACTTTGAATAAACCTTTTAGAACACCTAAAGGCCCTAAGAAGTTTGGTGTTTATGTCAAAAATGACAAAAACAATGTAGTTTTAGTTCGTTTTGGTGATCCAAATATGGAAATCAGAAGGGATGACCCTAATCGTCGCAAAAATTTTAGAGCTCGTCATCAGTGCGATAGTAATCCCGGCCCAAAATGGAAAGCTCGCTACTGGAGCTGCAAAATGTGGGAAAAAGGTAAATCAGTCACTGAATACACAAAAGGCTTAGAATCTAGCTGGGACGGCAAAGAGCTATGGGATCAAAATGAATTACTTTTGATTAACCCTTCTCTTGCTTCTGCGCAAGAAAGTGATGAATCAGACGAATGTGGTTGCGGAAATGGATGCGGATGTAATCATTCTCAAGCTAGCTCTGAAGAAAGTGTGAGAATGGCTGAATCTCAACTCAAAAAAGCTAGCGATCAATTACTTGAATTAATAGACATCATGGGCTCCCAACAAGAAGTTGAAGGTTGGGTTTTGTCGAAAGTAACCAAAATAGAAGATTACGTTGACGCTATTTATGGCTATTTAAAGTATAACGATGAAGCTGAAGAGCAAATAGGAATCACTGACAATTAAACTATTTAAAATTTAAAATGAAAAATCATAAAGATAAAGTAGAGGTTTGCTTTGCTGAATACGGCAAAGACGAAAGTGAAATCAAAGATACTTTCATGAGCTCTTGCGCTATGAATGACGAAATGTTTGTCGATACAGCTGGGATGAGCAATGATGATACGAACGCCATGTGTGCCATGCAGTATATGAAGATGAGGGCAGAAATGCTTGAAACTGGAAATGGTGGGCTCACAGAGAAACAGAAGAATCTTCCTCCTGCACTTAAAAAGGCAATCCTTGAAAGAATGAAAAAACAAGGCGGCTTAAGTGAAGAAGGCGAAAAAGAAATGGGTGAGCTTGACGCAACCCAAATAGCGGTTTTCCCCGACAAATATGTTCCAGTGAAAGATGTAGGAAATCCATTCGAGGATACTAGACCTATAAATAGAGAGGGTTACAAAATCGACGAAGAACTCAAAAGAAAAGCTAAAGAAAGTCAGCTAAAAACCCCAGATCTTCAGTCTGCTACCCCTCCACAAGAGTAACTTGGCAGTCGATAAGATAAAAAAGCTAAGTCAACCCCCGGTTTCGGGGGTTTTTTTTGTTGACATGTCTACCCTTCAGTAGTATTATGCATGATATGCCGAAACTGCGTCTTACGGAAATAATTGAAAATATCGTGGTTATCGATAAAAAAAGAGGGTTTTGGGGTAAAGAAACGAAGCTACTCAAAGGATTAATAGAAAAATATCCAGATTTAGACTTTTGGAAAAAATTTAAGCTTACAGAAAAGCTTGCAAGTTTAGCTCAGCTTTACGCATACCCTTTTGATGAAATTTTACGTAAAAGGTACAGAGATTTTCATATGACTTTTACTAAAGATCAAGAGTTAACACTCTCTGATAAAAAATTCGGGAAAGATATAATCAAACGACCTAAACCTAAAACTCTAAGAAATTTTTTAAATGGCTAGAACAAAAACTAAACCAAAAGAAGCTGATAAACTAAATGTTAATCAAAAGCTTGCAAACTTCCTAAAAACAAACCAATCCGATCATTACAATTATGAAGAAGAAGTAAATTACAAAATTTCTTCGGGAAGCTTGATGGTTGATTTTGCATTAGGAGGAGGGTTTGGCCCCGGTCTTCATAGATTCACTGGTATGAATGAAGGTGGTAAAACTTCTGAAGCTTTAGAAGTTATGAGGAATTTTTTGAAGACTGTGCCAAATTCAAGAGGTTTTTATATAAAAGCTGAAGGAAGATTGAGTCCAGACATAAAGAAACGTTCTGGTATTGATTTTACGACCGATCCAGAAAAATGGGAAAATGGAAATTGTTTTGTGTTTGAATGTAATGTTTATGAAACGGTTGTGCAAGCTTTGAGGGAAAGAGTTTTTGATAACGAAGAAAACATTAAGTATTGTTTTTTGTTGGATAGCGTTGACGGCTTAATCACAAAAAATGATATG